GTTTCATGCGTGCTTCTGCAAGCATTGAGCATTCTGTGCTCGATTCTGCTGGGATTTAGCTGTCCTTTCAGTCTTAAAAATAGTTACAAAATCTTACAAAAAAGGTATCGACCCGTGAAAGTCGATCTGTTGAGGTAGTTACAGGAAATACTACCCTTTGTCCTGAGTGTATGACTACTCAGTCCAAAAGTAATAAATGCTATTGTATGTTTGAATGTCTCCCAAATTCATGTTTGTTTGTTCAATCTGGTGATGTTGTTGACGATCCTGTTGTTCATGGTTCTTCAGAAACTTCTGAAGTGGTGACGTTCATTGATAGTTCAACTGGTCAAGTGGATAATACTCCTTTCGAGTATAGTGCTATAGCGTCTTCCGGCGCTACGCTCAATACTAGTTTGGAGCATTTTTTGCGTCGACCTACGAGGATAGATACACGCACTTGGACCACTGCTACAGGTAATGGTGTCCTGGGTACTGTCATTGAACCGTGGTATTTGTTTTTGAATAATTCAGTGATTCGTAACAAGTTGAATAATTATGCGTTTTTGCGTGCGAAGTTGTGTGTGAAGATTGTTGTCAATGCTACCCCATTTCATTATGGATGCATGCGTGTGGCATATGAACCGAATGTTAATGCTGCCAATACTGGTGATCGTGTGAGCAAGATTCGCACAAATGCTATCACCAGTAACACACAGATTGTACCTTACAGTCAGTTACCAGGAGCTTGGGTTTTGCCTGCCGATAATTCGGGAGGCGAAATACATGTACCCTATTTCCGACACACAAATTGGTTGCCTTTGAAAAGGGCTTCCGATGTGAAGACAATGGGTACGTTGACGTATTACATCGCTTTTCCTCTGTCAGTGGCTTCTGCGTCTGGATCCACATCTGTGTCAGTTGATACTTTTGCTTGGCTTGAAGATGTTGAGTTGGGAGGTTCCACCGCTGAACTCACTCTACAAGCGAAGGATGAGTATGATGGTGTCATTTCAGCTCCAGCACGCGCTGTTGCTTCTGCTGCTGCTACTTTGTCTTCTGTACCAGTCATTGGGAAATTTGCCAAGGCTACAGCCATGGGAGTAGGTGCAATGGCAGACATCGCTCATTTGTTTGGATTCACGAACACGCCTGTTATTGATGATGTGCATGGTGTTGTTCCAATGACTGGAGCTCACTTGGCCTCCAGTGAGATTGGGACGCCTGTTCAAAAATTGGCGCTCGATCCCAAACAGGAGTTATCAATCGATCCAACCATGCACGGCATTCCAAACGTGGATGAGATGGTGATTGAAAACATCATCAAGAAAAAGAGTGCTCTGATCATGGACGGATGGAGCACTTCTGATGCTGTTGGTACAGTCTTGTTTAATGCTCGTGTTTCGCCCATGTTATTCCAGCGTGTTGCCATAGTTGATGGTTCTGCTGTTGAACGAGCATCTCGAGTGTATCATACACCGATGTCGTATGTTGGTATGATGTTCACCCACTGGCGCGGAGATATTGTTTTTGAAATCGAAGTTATATGTACTAAGTTCCATAAGGGTCGCTTGAAAATTTCTTGGGATCCCATTGGAGAAACTGGTACGGCAGCTTTGGATGAGAATACGGTATTTACCACGATTTTGGACATTGGTGAGAACAACAAGGCATTGTTCAGAGTTCCTTTCCACCAGGCTTTTGCTTGGTGCCGTACCCGTGGAATAACGGCTGACAATTGGACACCGGGTAATGCACTGGGTGTTACTGAGTCCTTTGACAACGGACTCTTTATCATCTCGGTGTTGACCCCACTCATGTCACCTGTTTCACCACAGAACATTGGAGTGAAGATTAGTGCCTATAGTGCCTCTGTGGAATTTGCGAACCCTCGTGCTTGTTTGGCTGAGAATAGTGGACAATCTCCACCTTCTTTTTTCGCTGTTCAATCAGCGGACATTCAAGATGTTGAAGCCTCCATGGTAACTTTCGGTGATGAAGGACGGGATCATCCGCAGAGATATGCATTGAATTTTGGTGAGAAGATCGTTTCATTACGAACCCTTCTTCACCGATACTCTTTGTATGATATCTCTTCCATTGTGCCAGATGGAGCCACTCGCGCTTTCATTTATTCAAAGTCATATACAAGGCATCCGCCCGTATATGGCTATGATCCAAATGGTAAGAGCACAGCATATAAATTGCTTGTTGCCGGAAATTCAAGTTTCAATTACACTCCAACTCACCCTATATCATATGTTGAGATGATGTATGGTGCTGCCACTGGTGGTGTTAATTTCATTATGAACCCGTCAGCCGATTTGTATCCGTACGTCGGTGATGTACGCGTCCAGCGCATTACTGATTCGGCACGGACCAACGAACGTTTGGGTATCGTTGTG